CCTTGGAAGTTCTGGGTTACTCAGCCAATGCTCGGATACCATATTCGTAACATGATGGGTGACGCTTTCGTCAACTTTATCGATGGTGCAGTTAACCCAGCTGACTACCGTGCGTCAGCTAGGATGCTCGGACTCAACTTCTCAGGAATGAAAAAGTTTGAGCATGTTACAGAAACACAGTCACCGTTACTTCGTATTCCTGGCGACCCTATGGCAAACGCTCTTCGGGTCACTAATAAGCCACTATTCCGGAACTCTGCTAATCTCAGAGACGCTGAGGGTAAGGTCAAGGATTACGTTACGGATGCTGAGTTGTTTGCAGGACTAAACAAGCATGGCATCCGTCAGAATTTACAGGTGGGAGAGTTTGGTGACTTAGAGAGTGAGATTAACACGTTCGGTACGCGGGCATCTGATGTTAGACAGGCCGTGGAAAAGCCGTTCCGGTTAATCTCTGAGCAACGTGAAGAATACATGCGTATTGCTCACTTTATCCACCTGGTTAGAACGAATCCATCTGGGGCTATTACCTTAGATGAAGCTATGGAGTGGGCAGGACAGCGTGTCCGTATGACTCACTTCGATTACACGGACTTTACTAAGTTCGAGCAGCAGACATTGTCTAACGTTATCCCGTTCTACAAGTGGACACGTAAAGCGTTACCACTTATGGCTCGGTTCATGTTCGAGCATCCAGGTAAAGTTGTTGTTCCGGAGAAAATTACTAGGGCGCTATCCGGAGCTTACGGGTATTGGCCGACGGAAGATGATCCCTTACCAGGACTTGAAAACTTGCTCGTCCCCCAATGGCTTAAAGAGGGTGGATATGAGCCAGGCTACGATACACCAACTACAGGGAACCCAATGTTCCTGCGGATGCCGAGTCCTTTTAGCGACATTCTTAGTTTCCAGGCCAACTCTGCCTTTGGGTCAGGAAACCTCCAAGGACTCGGCGACACGCTAATGCAGCAGACTAACCCTCTGATTAGGATTCCGTACGAATTAGCTACTGGACATCAAACGCTTATTGCTGGTCAGGACGTGCCTATCGGTAATCCGGCAGAGTACGGACTTAACCAGCTACCTGTTCCTTACTTACGTCAGGTTCTTAGTGCTACTGGTGCATTTAAGGGCGGCGAAGGTAACCTGGGTCCTGTTGCTACTGCTACAACTGGTCTGTACTCACGGGAGCTTACGGAGAGGGATCAGCGTAACGAGCTTTACCGACTACTCTTCGAGGGTAATCTTAGCAGTCAGGATAATGCTAGGATTCGCCAGATACTGTTGCAGCAGTTTGGGGTTGATCTTTCACCATGACAATGCAACCCTTTGCACAGCCTTATGGATTTGGTACTCAGAAACAACCTTTCGGTTCTGAGATTGAACAGATCGCCCGACAGAGTATCGGCATGTCTCAACAGCGCATGGATAACGTGCGCGGCTTAATTCAGATGTTCGTTAGGGCACAGAAGCAACCTCGTACTGGATCAAGAGGTAACGGCCCCCCTGTAGGAATGAATAGTCCTACTCTTAGGGCACACTTAGGAAAGGTTGGTCATGGGCGCGGTGCTATAGGTCCTATCCGGCCTAATGCTCGTATTGTTACGATACGAGACGGACAGGGGCACAGCGTTCAGGTTAACAAGAGCGTGGCCGACGATTTCAAGAGATTCCTCAAAGCCCTTAAGCGGACTGGCTACGATATTGATTCTATTGGTGGCTACGCTAATAGGAATATTGCTGGGACTAGTACTCGCAGTCTGCATTCGTATGGCTTAGCTATTGATATTAACCCATCAGCTAACCCGGTATCTTACGGACACCGTGTGACTAACTTGCCTAAGGGTATTGGCAAGTTAGCCCGACGTTATGGTATTACCTGGGGCGGTAACTGGCACGGAAGTAAGAAGGATACTATGCACTTCTCCTTCCCCTACTTCGGGACTAAGTAATGAGTAGTCCATTTATGGAAGAACCGCCTGAGGACTTTGATCCTTGGGCGGTAGCTAGCCATACCAATTTCGGAGCTACTAGCATGTTGCAGCAAATTGCTGCTAACTCTAGGGCTGCTCAAAAGCGTCAAAGAACCGTAGCAGGTATGCTTGGTGCGATTAACCGAATGAATAACCCGTCTATGACTTCGGGTATTTCTAATCGGAGGTTTAGCCCTTCGGGACATGGTCCTGGAGGTAAGCACCATCATGGTAACTTTAACGCACCAAAGAATAAGAAACTTGCTGCGTTGATGCACGTTATCGGTGGACAGGAATCCAATCAAAATTATAGTGCGGTTAATGCAGACTCAGGTGCATTAGGTCGTTGGCAAGTTATGCCTGGTAACATTCAAGGACCTGGTGGCTGGGACAAACAAGCGTTAGGTAGGAATATTTCACCGCATCAATTCTTAACTCATCCTAAGTTACAGAATAAAATTGTCAAAAAGATCATGCGTGGTTACTTAAGGAATTATGGGTTAAGAGGAACAGCACAAGCTTGGTACGGAGGACCAGGAGCGGTAGGGAATAATAACATTCCGGGTGGTGCCGGTTATCCTACTACAGGCCAGTACGCAGATTCTGTTATGGGAATGATTCGTCGGTACTTGCGTCGTCACGGATAGGGTGGCTGGTGATAACTTCATGGAGAATCGTTTGCAGTTACATTCTAGTTATGGTCGGGGCCTTACTAGGGGTTTATGAAACTGTATTCGGTCAACGAGACCCGGCGGTTTATTTTTTCTGTACGGGAGCGTGGTCACTGGCGTTAGGACTTAAGGTTGATAATGTCCTCAATAAGGATGAGACACATGTCAAACCTGATTAGGAATAACCCCGCGACTACATTCGTGTTACTTGTGATTTGGCCTATTCTTTATACCCTTGCTGTCCTTACTGACTTAGGAATTATACATGCCTAACCGAGATAGTCCGCTATGGATTAATCGCAATCCCGGAATTACAGCGGTAATAGCTACTGTTGTGATAGGCTTTTTAATGATTAGTCCTTCCTATTACTTATGGCATACTGAGAATAAGCAAACGAATGACATTGTTACATGTGCCATTAAGTCCGTGGGTACGAGGGATGAATCGTCCCAAAAGTATAGAGCAGCACTAGTGAAATTCTTTGATGAATTTAGTACATTCCTTAGGAATATTAAAGACCAAACTAGTGCAGTACCTTTATTGCAGTCAAGTGATAAAGCTAAGCACTCATTACAGGAGGTAGCCATAGTAGTAAATGCAAAAGACCTACAGGATTGCCTGGAGAAAGATTAAATGGCATACATTAAATATAAGAGGCTTAACAGCCTCACACTCGGCGGGAAGTACCATGTGATTAAGATTGGTACTGACTCGTCAGGGCGCCCCATCTATATGTCAGAGCGCATGTGGGGTGCATGGTTAGCCGTGATGGATCGCTTAGGCGATAATCTGGCTAATGAGTTAGATATTGTGCAGGGTGCCTTCATGATTTTTGCTGGTGGAGGTGCTACACAATCTGCCGGTTACCATGACTTAAGTTCCTGTATCGATACCCGTGTCTGGGATATCGATTCAAGTGAAGAGCGCAAGGTTATCCATGCTAGTCGTAACGAAGCGTGGGCAGTATGGAGACGAGACTTAAGTCATGGAGGGTTCGATGAGCATATGCATTGGACCTTACTGGATGAGTTTAAAGGAGTAGCAGGAGGCGGAGCGCAACCTTCTGCTGCGGGCGCTATTTCTCAATGGGGAAGTTACCGTCGAGGTATGGACGGTTTAAGCCCAGAGCATAGGGATTACCATTGGCGTCCGTCGCCACTTCCTAAGCCGTTCAATCTACAACAGTGGAGAAAGGAAGAGAACGACGTGGATTTACAGGACTTGATGGATCATCAACTTAGGGATGATCCTAAGCTTACCGTCGCTGACGCTTTACGTAATGGTTCGGCAGCCCGAGGGGATATTGACGAACTTGCTAAGCGTTTTGCTTTATACGTAACTGCTGAGAAGAAGCGATGGGGAAATCTTAAGGCTCGGGATGAGGCACTCGCCGAGACCCTTAAGACGATTGCTGAAAACGTTGACGACACGGCTACTAAGTCGCAGTTAGTCAACATTGCGACCTCGTTAGAGGCGAAGTTAGATAGTATCGACAGTCAGGTGAGTTCATGATTGCACATTCGCTGAAGGGCATTACCGCTTTCGGCACCGGCTTTGTCGGAGCTATGATCGCTCAGGTTCAGGATAAGACAACGTTATCCAGTATGGACCTGTCTGATTGGGCAGTTAGTTTAGGCATTGCTGCTGGGATCGGTTTACTGACCTGGTTAGTGCCTAACTATAACTACACACCGCCTCAGCGTTAAGCGGTTTCTATGGAGAAACCCCCGGACTTTCTGAGTCCGGGGGTTGATCCATGCCCCCTCCCTGGTGCATCATGGTGTCAAGAGGGAAGGAGGTCGGTTATGGCCGAGTTAAGAGGTAACTGTACCGATTACGTTACCTGGTTAGAATATGAATTAGGCGATCGTAAAGCTGCCTTCGCTATCTTAGACGGTATCATTTATTCTCAGCGATACGGTGGCGCTAAGAGGCTCTGCGCTAACTGCCCTGTAATGAAGCGGTGTTTTAGACGAGCAGATAACATAGGGTGGTGGGGAAGTCTTAGCCCCCGAGAGCGGCGAGAAGTTTCTGCTCGGCTGACTCTTGCGGCTCTGGCTCAGGAACAGGCTCAATTACAGTCTGAGGTTCAGGTTCGGGAGTCTCTAGCTCTTCCGGCTTAATTTCAAGCATTGCCTCTTTAAAGAAGCGTCGTATCGCTGGGTTGCGTACGAGTACTTTAAGAGCCTCTGGCGGGACAACGAGAGGTGCGGGGTAAGGTTTGTTGTGTTCCTTACCTTCATCGTCATGGTACCTCTCTCCGTTATAGCCCCATCGTAATTCAGGATCACGAGAAGGATTCCACGTAATTCCGTGCTTCTCTAAAGCTAACTTCCTACAGGGGACAGAACAATAGGCAACGTCTCGATAATTAGTAGCAAACGGTAACTCACACTGTCTGCATGTCTTAGCTGTGAACCATTCTTGTCTTGCGATTAAAGCCAAGACAGATTCAGCTTCACGAGATTTTTCGTCCTCTGCATACTTCTTAGCAGCCTTCTCCTTCATGAAGTTCTCTAAGAGTAGCTCTTCCTCTTCCTCAGAGAACTCAGCACCAGCAGCCTTAAGTTTTTCTAGCTTGCGCTTTGCTGCTATTTCTGCCTTCATACTCCTCCTTATCCTTTCTCGCCTTGGCAAGTGTGATAACTCCGGTAGCAATTAGCCATTTAGTACCGTGAGCATGGGCTGAGATTTGGTCAGGGATGTGTGACTTAGTGCTGTACTTATAACCTAAGTTAGCAGCAGCCTGTCTCATTCCCTGCGGCTCCTGTAGGACCAACGGAATCCCGTCTCGTTTAGCAGCTAACTGCACTGCTCCTATCATACGAGCAGCTACCATTGTGTTCAATAGTAAACGCTGACCCATGTTAGGAAAGATACGGAAGTTTTCACAGATGATTGTTTCTGTATTCCCTGGTAGTGGAAGATTCAGAAACTTTAAAAAGTCATCTTCTATCAAAACTAATCGTCTATATAGCGTTCCGTCGTCGCCAAAATAGGCTAATCCGTTACGATAACCCGGATCAATTGCTAGGTACATTAGCATCACTAAACTGTTCGGGGGCTGGGTTTTTGTGGTCAGGACAGAAGTAGAGTAAACTTTGTCCCATTTGGATAACCTGCCAGCCCTTCTCATCTAAGAGTTCACCGAGGTGATAATTACCCTCAGGAATCTCAATTTCGTTATGACAGTTGTGGCATGTTCTAGTCATGCTCTCTTGCCTCCATGTCGATAGGGACGTGTCCAGTTATAGTCCATTTTACGTCGGAAATGAAAAGCTAAGTCTACTCCATACACGGAAGCGTAATGAAGTAATCTAATAAGTAGATCAGCAAATTCTGAGCCTACTCCCTCAGGTTTACCCTCAAGAAAATAGTCATCAAGACCTGTTTCGCGCCAGGCTTCTAATGCCTCACTAGCTTCTGAATGGAGTAATGCAATAGCCTCAGGGAAATTGATTTCATCTGAATTTTTAGCCCAACCTTTAGCTTTAACAAACTCCATTACTTCTTGCTGCATATCTTGAAGCTCAATTATTTCTGTACTTAAGTCGCCCATTGCTTATCCTCCACATGGAACTTAACCGGGAACTGCGGGTTATCTTCCATGATTTGTCTGATGGTTTCCTTATAGTAGGGTAGCTTTTCTTTACGAATCTCAAACACTACTGAGTCATGAACCTGTAAGACCATCTTGCAATCTCGGTTATCGACTTGGTCGTTAAGTCTCAACATTGCGTGTTTGACGATTTCTGCGCCGCCTCCCTGGCAGATGGAGTTCCAGGCGTCCTTCTCTTTTCCACGATTAAAGATGCTATTAAAATGGCGGCGGCGGCCTGTCCAAAGCTTAACATAACCTCGGGACTTAGCAACCTTCGCAACGTCTCTAGCAGTGCGACGGAAGCCGGGGAAAGCAGTATGATAAGCTTTGATGAGTTTAGCAACTTGGTCATCGGCTGCCTTTCCACTATGTTCATCCCTTGTTGACTTAAGCATGTAAGCTAACTTCTCCGCTCCTGCGCCGTACACAATAGCGAAGTTCATCTGCTTAGCATCGTATCTAGTTAATCTGACTCCGGTCTGTTCGTAAATGAGATCGGCAGTGACTTCATGGAAATCTGCTCCAGAATTAACTCGTTCAATGAGTTCGGTTTCTCCCGCATAAAATAAAGCGATTCGGTATTCCAGGCTGGCATAGTCAAAATCCCAAAGTACCCAATCCTCGTTGGTAGGTATAAATAAGGATTTGACCGGGCCAGACCAGGGTTTATCAGATCTACGGGGTATTTGTTGTAAGTTGGGCAACTCGCAGGAGAGTCTTGTAGTTCTTGTGCCAGTTGGCTTATAGTTAGGTCGTACTCTTCCATCAGGACTTACCATTCTAGGGTAACCAGCATAGTAGAAACTGTTAGCTTGCTGCCACCCCCTGTAGGCCAAGATATCTTGTGCTACTTGACTGCCCATAGCTGATAGCATAACGTCGTACTCAGCCATAGCGACTTTGTTAAAACTAGGGTTACCAGTCTTAGGAGAGCGAAGAACTACAGGAAGATTGAGTTCGGTAAGGAGGACCCGTTCGAGGTCAAGACGAGACCCAGGATCAAAGCCAAGCCGAACTCTACGAGTTTCCATTTCTTGTTCCGCTTGCTCTGATAAGACTGCACACTTATCCAAATCCGCTTTAAGCCCACGACTACCTACCTTAGACAGAACATTGAGAAAGCGTCTTTCACTTTCCCACAGGTGTAACAGGTCTTGCCCCATTATTTACCTTAGGTCCTCTCCGTGGGATATAGGTGTCATACCACTCTTTAACATCGGGCCACCAGTAAACCTCAAAGGGTGCCCCTGCTCCACCACCGCTAATCTTACGTAACGGTTTAACGAAGTTATTACGCTCTCGTCGTTCAACCCATCCGTACATAGTACGTAGATGAACGTTTAACCTACCAGCTATCTCACTGCGTGTGACAAGATTGTAAGCTAGTTCCTCGGCTTCTTCAAGGCTTAAGCTCACTGATAAACACCTCCCATAACCTGCCAGTCATGTTCACATCTTTGCAACAGTAAGGTGCCATAACTTGTGGTGGAACTTCTTGCCAGGTCATAGCTTTAAGAAACTGATTAAGTTGTTCCTTGTCCTTGCCGTCGTCTTTAAGAACGAACTTGGCTAGCCAATCGAGTTGTTTGGAGGGAAACTCTTCATTAACCATGTGAGCCATAACCATTGTATCCCAATAGGTATCCTCAGGAATGGTTATGCCTAATGTTAGTAATGAAGGATGGTCATACAAGTAGTTGTGTACAACTATCTCTTTGGTCTCGAATATTTCTTTGAACTCAGGTAACCAAAGCTTAGGTAAATTATGTTTGTCAGGTACATCATGTCGCCACGGTAAGTAGAACTCATTACGAATACCATCAATCTTCCAACCTATACCGATACCGGTGGCATAGACACGACTGTCCCATATAGCACTAGCTCTAGCACGTTCTTTAGATTTGTAGTCTCCAAGTTGACTAGTCTCTGTGTCACAATAGACTCGTGGAGCCCTAATCATTTCGTTAAGAACGGCCTCGAATCCTGTACGACTAGAAACTAAGCCCGATGTTATATCCCTGGGTGGGCGGCTCAGGCTCGTCATCGTCGATGTCGCGGGAGTTAATGAGTCCACTATCGCTAACCTCCGTACTAGCTGCAAGTCTGCGTTGAGCGGTTGTCTGTACTGCAAACATAAGATTCTGGCCTGTTGCTACGCCATACTCACGCTCTTGCTCGGAGTACCTATGCTTAAGATTGATGAATTTAATGTCTGTGTTTACTGTGTCCTTTGACCATAAGGCGTAAACGTCAGTCGCAGAAGCAGTGATGTAAACAGACCCATAGACATCATCCTGAGTCTTAGGTTGTTTATTTTGTGCCGTGGCTTTGCGGTTATGATGTACATGCCAAGTAGCGATTCCAAACTTCTTACGAAGCTTCGAGTCAAAGTCGAACAACGTCTTGGTATCTTCATCACTGTTGAGAGACTTAACAGTAATACGCCCCAAGCTATCGAGGAATAGAACCTCGATTTCGTGCTTCTCGATGTATGCTTGTAAGACTGCCTGCTTAACAGGATCGAGGACATCGAATGGCTCTCCTAACGGTACAATCTTAATGCGGTCCTGTAACTGCATGATAAGCTCCTCAGGCATATTACGGGTCATATGCTTAAGAAAGTACTGAATACCTGCTTGATGCATTTCTAGGGAAAAGAATCCCACACGTTTAGCCTTAGGGATATCGTATTTGAGAAACGGGACTCCTAAAGCTAGACTGATCGCTGCCTGTAGGCTAAGCCTAGTCTTACCAATGCCCGGTCTTGCGGCCAATACCATGCACCCATTGTCCTCAAGACAATTCTCGATTGCCCAGTTAAGCTCAATAGTACTAGTGAGCATCTCATGAACCCCCATAACAGGAAGTTCATAAACTTCAATGACAGTGGCGTTGGTGGGGTGCTTAACTCTTGCGCGCACAATAATGTCATTGAGTCGTTGGTCTCTATCCCTACGATCATGAAACTTTCCCCACCATTCATCAGCAGCAAAAAGAACAGTGAAGATTTCTTGGTCATTAAGCCCCATTTCCGCACATAGATAGCCAAGGTTCATAAGCTTAGTGGAACGTTCACCTTCCTGGACATCTCTGTTACGAAATAAGTCTAGAGCTTCCGGAGTCCAAGGATGAAACGCGATAATACTTGTGATATCTAAGCGGTCAACGTCAGTGAATATCTGACTTGCTACAGGGGGTCTCTCGACTATGTCAAAGCGAGCACTCTGAAAACGCCAGTCATTAGCAGACAGTACCTTAACTTGACGGTTACGCTTATGGTTCAACGTATTCGGCGGACGCAGAACCTGGTTAGCATCCCATCCGGAAGTGTCAGCACCTAGCTTATAAGACAAGGATCGGTTAACCTCTTCGATCCACTTAATGTCGTTGGCGAATTCTTCGAGCTTCCAGTACCAGTGCTCGTGTCCAGACTCAGAGGACTGAATCTTAAGGGTAGGCTCAGGTGCTTCCTCTAAAGATTCGGGAAGCTTACCATCATGCTCAACCCATACAACCCAGGACCCTAAAAGATGTTCCTTAAGTGAACTCTCCGCAGAGAAAAGCGCCGGTGAGCAGTAAATCTCTTCATGAGCGGCAGTGTCTACGATATACTCTACTGCCTCATGCTTTTGCTCTGGCCACTTAAAGAATTTCTGAGTCCAAGGGTCACGAGTATCACCCGATGTCCTTATCTTAGATGGGGTATAGATGTAACCCTCAACGTTTCCATAGAGGAACTCTAAGAAAGACTGGATGGTACTATCGCCAGACCCTTCAACGACCTTAAGAGTCATCGCCTCCACTTTGCTCCCTCAGTGCCACATTGATCTGATTAAAGTCATCTATAAGTGTCTGCATCATACTCTTCTCATAGATAACTAAACCTGGATGGTATAACAATACAACTGGCCGAGAGGTAGGTGTGTGCTGATAGATCATGCCATGATCTGCTTGTGGTTTGTGCATAGGAAAGAAAGCTTGGATAGCTGACTTGCCCATAAGAGCTAGTACTTTAGGGTTAACTGTGACTACCTCGGTCTTAAGACAAGGTAGGGAGTCGATAACTTCTTGCCTAGTTGGGTGTCTATTGTTACCGATAGTGTTAACGGTACGGTACTTAACTGTGTTGGTGATGAATACAGCTTTACGATCGAGCCCTGCGGACTTTAGCAGGGTGTTCAGTATTTCACCTGACGGACCCACGAAGGGACGCCCTGCGTCGTCCTCCTCCGGTCCTGGGGCCTCTCCGACCAGCATCACGGCGGCACCGAGAGGACCCTCTCCGGGCACGAAGGATTTAGCTGTTGACCTCAGATAAGCGAAGGCTATATCTTGTTGGTATTTCTTGTAAGTGCTATCAAGATAAGTCTCGATTAAAGTTTTATCTATCATGTGCCCTAGGTGGGAGTCGAACCCACACTTGACGGATTTTAAGTCCGCTTCCTCTGCCTTTGGGATACTAGGGCAAGGCCCTCCCGGGGAAAGGCCGTAACAATACCCGGGAGGACCGGCTTATTTAGTAGTTACGAACGGGGTTGGGCGTTGTGGGCTGCCCTGTAGGCTGTTGACTTTGCGTCTGTAACTGCTGCGCGATACCCATAGCACCTTGCTGCAACTGAGCAGTAATGCTAGCGTCACGAGGCCCGATCTTACTGACGTTAACGTCTCCGCGTGCGCTAGTGTAAACCTCGATCCAAACCGGAGCACCCTTCTTACCGGCGATAGCTGCGCTAAGCTGCGCATCATTCATACCTCCGAACGGAAGACCGATAGCAAAGAGACGGTCACGAAGCTTACGACGAGCCTTGTTATCCATTCCTGGGTTAGCGTGACAAAAGTCATTCTCAACAGTCTCGCCATTATGTGGGCTAGTAGCGTCATCGATTCGCCAAGCGAAAGAGACTCGACGCTTCTTAGTACCTGGCTCATCCCTAGGCTCATAGTAGCCGGCACTGCCATAAGCTAGCACGGCTGGATAACGTCCGTTCTTAATCCCATCCGGAACGTTATCTAAACCTAGGTCAGCAAGGAAGTCCTCACCAGCCGGGGCCTGTTGCGGCATCATGTTTGGGTTAGGAGTAGGCTGTGCTGTAGGTTGTGGAACAGGCGCACTAGGCTGTTGTTGTTGCTGTTGCACTAATGCTTCCAAGTTGTTAGCTGCTGCTTCGGTCATTGTTCGTTAGCCCTCTCTGCTTTAATTTTTTCGATTTGGTCAAGCTTAGCATCGTGTACCATGTTGAAGGTAAGATTCTGGACCATAGTATCGAGTGAACCGATACGGGTCTTAGCGGTGATACGTGCTTCGGTAGTTTGAGTGTTACGAGTAAGGGCGTAGAATGATTCTTCGCCGCTATCTGGAGAAACTTGACTCCACAGGTAGAACACTCCATCGACGTACTGATTAAGTGCGTCTGTTACTTTATCAGTAGTGTCAGGCTGCCTAACAACAGCCTTGGCAGCACCCTTCTCGACATCCTTATCGTGACAGATGAAGATTACGTTACGGTCAATGTCCCGGAAAGCGGCTGCGATCCTTCGCATATGACCAGTGTTCCCTTGGTAATCTTTACCTTCGGGAGTATAAGGATCACGGCTAAGTGGAGCTTCCATCCATTTCTGCTGGACTCGGTTGTCGAGAGCAGTATACTGTAATTCGGAAAAGGTGTCGAGGATGATGGTTTCATATTCCTCAAAGTAACCTTTCTTAACTAACTGAACGAAATCCTCAATCTGCTGTACCGACTGGAACTTCATAACCTTGATGCCGTTACGAAGGATATCAGGATGGTTAAGCAGCGTGGACTGTCCGCGCTCGACGGCAATAAGCAAAGGTGAGGGAGCCTCACAAGCAGCCTTAGTTTTACCGCCACCCATGCCTCCGTACAAGACTAGCTTAGTGTACGGAGTTTCCTCTAACGGGTCATGGATGTAAGTGTTAGTCAAATAATCGACTAAGCTACGATCCGCAACTACAGTAAGATTTTCGTCGGGTTTAACTAGAGCCGGTGGAGCCTCGGTTACTTGAGCCACTGTTGGGACAGATACGGGTACAGAGGTTGTATCTGGCGCGGTAACAGTCGGGGTCTCCGACACATTCTCTTTTGGGAGTGTTTCCTTAATCTGCTCATCCACTGCTGCTTGTAGATTAGCGATAGGATCGGTACTAGTAGTCTCTGTCATTAACGGCGCCTTCCTTGACGACTACAGTGTCCTTAGTTTCATTGTAGTCATAAGTCTTTGGCTGGAAATTGGTGTCTATATCTTCTATGATGGGCTCCCCGTTTAGCTCAGCTAAACAGAGCGTAGCGAAATCACAAAACTTGCAGGCGTTGGTCCCAATGTTGCGAATCACATCCTGAGACTTTTCCTCGATAGTCTCTAAGGAACGGTGGTTAACAATCTCACGAGAGGTCTTAACTTGCTCGATCATGAGATTGCGCATCGCAGGAACAGTAGGGACCCAATCGGTCTCCCTAAACTGTTCTTCATTGGTGTAAGGCGCAGACCTCGCCTTAGGACCAACGCCGCGCTCACGGTAACGGTATTCCCAAATGGCTACGCGATCTACAGGAATATCCAAAATCTGCATAGCCCAGAAATACTTATCCAGTTGAGCAGCGCCTTTGGTGTCTAGTTCTATCTGACCCCAAAAGTCATGCGTCCACTTATGATCAATCAGATAGATAATGGGGCCGTCCTGTAGGCGAAGGTCATTAGTAAACCCGTAACCGAACTCATCGATAAGGTCTACCTGATGGAACTGTTCAACTTCAAGTACCTGCGCACCAGGATGAATCTGCGGAAAGTAATCAAAGTACGTGTGGAGTTTACGAGTAACCAGGTTACCGTATTCGATGATGTCGTAGTTACCATCTGCCACGTACATAGCGAGCCATAACATAGCAATATGCTTAGCTCCATCGAAATCACCAGGATTCTCTAACAAGTGTTGGAAGTAACGCTTCTTAGTCCAGTGACCAATGTTACCGATCATGAGAGCCCGACCTTTACGGCCATCGATAGGCTCAATCTTAAGATCGTACGAGTAGTAGTACTGCCTCTGGCAATTACGCCAAGAGTTAATCTCTGAGTTAGAGATAACGCGAGGACTAGCAACTTCGGCGTTCATGCTAGCTCCCCATGCAGTTTCTTCTCGTAAGCATCTGCGTAGTCCTCAGTAACATGATTAGGGAGAGCGACGTTATTTCCCCCACACTCTTTACAAGAGTCAGGAGAAATGTCATGAGAGTAAATCCAGATAACAAATAGATTACCACACCACTCACACCTTACCACGTAATTCTCGTTAACGATCCAAGGCTTACGACACTCCTTGCAGACCCACATGTTACGTGTGGTGTCTAGAACAACGTCAGGGTTTTTACCATGCGCACGACACCGGCAAACCATAGGCCAGATAGCCTTAGTCAAAGATTGGTCATGTGCCGGGTTATAGAATGGCGAAGCGGTATTAGTAGACACTAGTTACCACTAGCCTTCGTGCGGCTATTGAGTTCCCGAAGGACCTCCATAAGTTTAGCAGGGTCAACAGGTCCATTCTGAGGGAGAGCCTCATCTGTCCGCTTAAAAAGATCTGCGGTACGACGTAGCTCAATTGCCCACATGGCTAGATCGCTAACCATACCAGTATCGTTATTGAAATGATAGATAAACTCAAGTGGCTCCTCGTCGTTCTTAACATAGAGTTCACAAGTACGTTCTTCGGAATCAAATTTAAGAATGTACTCGGTTACGAGGGGATGATCTTCTCCACAATGACTGCACATGTTTACGGCCTTTCTGTTGGTAGACGCGCCGTCTAGAGTTATCCTAATCTTCCTAAAGACAGCGGCCAGCCTCTTAATCTCGGGCGGTTCCCTATCAGACTCTCACTGCTTAACAGGAATCACGGCTGGTGTATCAGGACCCAAGCTTATTAAATTTGGCGACCCGGCTGGGAGTCGGTTCGCGTCGGAGTAAAGAGGCTAACGATATCCTTGAGAGATATGTTAGTTATCCTACCTTCTCCCAACCGGGAAGTCTAGGTGGGGCTCTCAGAGCAGAGGACCGCAGTCAATATGATCTATGCGAACTTGTTAAGAGCCCCACTTTCTCTACCGCCGAAGGGTAGAGAAACTTACTCTGGCGCTTCGCCTAGCGCCTCGCGCTTCGTAACCTGAACGAAACCCATCTTAACGAGATCGGCTGCGTGCTTGTCGTCACACTTAAAGCAGAACGTAGCCTTAACGTAAAGCGGTTCCTCACCAGGACGCTCATTGATACTGGTGCGCTCGATAATCTCACTAGGCGTAAGATCAACATTGCTACACTCAGCAGAGTTATTACAATCGTAAGTTCTCGGATTCTCCACGGCCTTCTCCTTAACGGGTAATGGGGCACAACGCCCCCACTAGTACAACTATATCGTGTTTGACCCTCGGTGTCAAGCACTTAAGCGATTTATTTAAGAATCGCCTTTAGAAAGTGCTGCGAGGGCTTCTCCTGGGTCTACAGGGGCCTCCGAAGGAGCTTCCTGCGTTTGGTACTCGAACTCGGAGGTCAATAACTGAATAGCTTCAGTAAAGATGGTCGTAAAAAGTTCGAGAGCTTCCTTAGGATCTTTAGCTACGTCACCTGCTGCAACAGTAGAAGCAGCGTCCATAGCCTGACCCTTAATAAGCAAGTCGGTTTTCTCTTGCTCATCACCGAAGTAATGAATAGCATTTGTTAACTGCTCTTCAAGAGCTTGCCCTAGCTGAACAACAGCCTGGAAATCTTGAAGTTTAACGAACTGCTGTCCGTTAACCTTCTGCACAACGATATGCTTAACGAAATCGTTAACGGAAGGTAACTGCTGCATACTTTGTTCTGTCATCCGGACCAACGCTTCCTTTCGGGCTTACCTTCTAGGTGTTCTTTAGGTTCATCTACTCCGAGGATGTTGTATAGGATTACATGTTCCCCTACAGGAACGTTGAGTCGAATAAGTCTCCTAACTTTAAACTGGTTAATTCTGGCTCGTCGTTTTTCTTCTACTGTGTCAGGGATGTCTAACTTAATTCCCCGCCCTGCGTACATATCGTCAGACATCAGTCTCCTATATGAAAAGCTTTTCTATTAACGACTCGTAACTCATACATAGAAATTAGCTGTTCATCAGTAAGAATAAATCCGCAACTGCACCACCAATGTTTCATATTAGAATCATACGTCATTCTTTTAACATCGAAGATACAGAAAGGAATCATACTATCGTCCATCAGTCACTCTTAGCCTCTCCGTCCCAATCCTCATCCATGATAGCGTGCCACATGTTATGACAGTAAGCACAGATGCGGTGTACGTTACCGGGTTCATTGTTAAGTGTGTTCTTGTCTGGACCGTGGTGCCTGTTAACCTGTAAGTTATCTTCACAGATACGAAAGGGTAACAGGTTACCTTCATCATCCATACAACCAGCTATCTCGGCAGCTATAAGTTTAAGCGGCCTGGTGTCCTCAAAGTACTCACTCTCAGGTGACACAAGCAACTGGCTTATAAACGCCTTTGACCATTCGCATAAACCTGAACGATCTAAGGGAAATAGTATGGCTGCTCGTTTACGCCCTGTAGATTGAGGGTCTTTGAGGACAGCGGAACGCTTATGCTTACGTCTCCGCTGCTTAGCGTAGGTAGGATCGACGATGGGCATTAAGTCTCGCTTACTAAGTGGAAACTACTTGACCGACCACAAGTAGGGCTAGCGTATTCGTCAGCCCAAAATTCTTCACCGGTAATCATATCGATCCATCTAAACACAGTTGTGTTACAGTTATCGCAAGTGTGTTCAGTGATGTCTACCTTAGCGGCGTTATTAAGTGCCATGTTAGTGAGGGTTAGCCAAAATGTCGCGCCACTCAGGTAACCTGTTAGTTACCATTGCCTCTGCGTAGGTAGCATCGTTCCAAGCGTTATAGACAGCGCGCCACATATCATCAGGATTAGAAGTATCAGGTTGATGCTCTGTTATCCATTTAATACGAAGATTAGACAAGAAGTTAACACCTGTGAGAACGTTAGACATAGGGTTGTAGCAGCCGCCGTAAGCATCTGCTTCGTCCTGTAATTCCCACCAGGTAAGCTGCATCGGACCACAGCCCTGCATTTCAGTATTTCCACTCGCCACGCGCTCGATCTTGTAATGACGGTACGACTCTTGTGTAACAATTTTTCCGTGATGACCTTCGTAAAGACCTGACTTATCCCCACCCCACACATTCATGCCTCCGCTAGATTCACGCTGTAAAGTAGCGCAGGTAGCAAAGAAGGGGAACCTAGTCCAACGAGATGCCTTCATAGCAATCTCAGGGATAACGATACCGTTAGCCTTAGCTCGGTCAATCATCCATTGATCTTTAGCACTGAACTCGAATGCAATGTTAGGTGATGTCATGATTCTCCTTAAGCACGGGGCCCCTCCACGGCTCTCCCGAAAGGGGCCCCGCACGTCTTAGGAATTACGGAAGTTGTGTTCCAGCAAGCAAACCGTATTGACTATTCATAATGTCGAATACGTTTTGTGTTGGGAAATCATCACTTAGTGTAAAAGGCTTACCCAAGCATCCAGGTCCAGAGAAGATATGCTCTCCTAAAGAATACCCCATTAAGCGGCAAATAGGGGCACGGTCAGCAGCGCCATTAGCAACATTCACAGTAAAGTGAATGATGTAGTCACTAGGATGCTCACCGTGTTCCTTGTAATACCAACTTACACTTGGATTATCAACCTTATGAACCTTGAAACAAGGACCTGT